CAATGCCATCGCAAAACCAGGTGCAATGATAGAACCCAGCCTCATCTTGAAATTTTGCTTTGTACTTTATCATGTTAGTAAATGATTGGGATAATGTGGAACAATAATAAGTATCCGAATATTGCGATTGCAATGCTACCAATTAAACCTTCTCGGTCAGTTTGATAAAAGTCTTTGATGTACTCGATTGTTTTTTTCATTTGATTGTTGGTTTAAGATTGCCGAAGAATCCGCTTCGGCTCGGGTTATATTAATATTAAAATACTAAATTTTTAGGTAATTTTTTGCAGCAACTATTTCCGATTGGAAAACATCCTTGAGAATCATCTCCTAAATAATTTCTTTCTACAACTATAAAATCTGTTGTAATATGAATGTATTTAGTTTTATCATTTAAATTTGTTGGTTTGCCACATACAATACAAGCATCTTGGTCTTTTTTAAAATTGTAATCTTGGTCAGGATAAACTTTGATTGTATTTAAATCAAATGTTGTAGTTGAATTTGTCATTTTTTGATTGGTTTAAGTTTATTATTTGTTTTTGTTGAGACAAATATATACTTAATATTTTAAATAAAAAAACTTTATATAAAATTATTTTAATTATTTATTTAACGGTCATATAAAACAAAAATCCCCACCGATATGACCGATAGGGATTCTATTTACTTAAACCTATTTAACCTTAAACTAACTATGAAAAGACAAACTTAATACTATTTAACTATTTTACCATCTCTTATTTGAATATTTTGTACAAAACTTTTACCATTTTCTATTTCAACGATAGCCATCCCGTGATTGTGCATACTAAAAGGCATATACTTTGGACTAAGTAAAGTCAAGCATCCAGTTGAATACGTATTTATAAATTCTTTAAAACCAGTTTTCTTTTGAGTATTGCTTGTCCGATGAACGTGACCGATTAACGTATTACAAATAGTCTTGTTAAATAGATTCTGACTTGGATTGACTCCGCCTCCACCATATAACTCATGACCATGAAGAACAAGCAAATCGCCCATCTCCATTCCTTGCCAATCCTCAATCATTGTAATTCCTAACTTATCAAGCCTAAAGAATATATTAAATTGTAAATCATGTAACTGAGCAAATTCTTCAGCCTCATTATTTAACATTCTTGCAAATCTATTTTCATGGTTACCTAATTTATAATAAATAGGTATATTTCTAAAGATATCTCTTAGCTTTTGTAAAAAATCTCGATTCATATCTACCTCAAGACTCAGATTGCGGGCGTCTTTCGAGGTTTCGTGACGTGAAATTGAAAAAAAATCCTGGACGTCTCCATTTAAATAGAGGCAGTCAATCTCTTGTTCCTTTAAATGCTTGATAGCGCAAGTCAAAGCAGTAAGGTCATGATAAGGAAAGTGAATGTCAGATAATATTCCAATCTTCTTTAAATGCGGAGGCAGTTTTGCAGATAAATATTCTTTACCAATACTTGCTTGTATTCCAAAATTATCAAGAGTTTCAAGATTATAGTTTGCGACTACTGGCGGAATGATTTTATTTATTTCTTGAGCCGACCTATCCTTTGAAGTTATATTCTTTTTAATCATAAACTTTCTTAAAGATTCAGCATTTTGATAGCCATACATTTCAAAAAATTGTTTATGAAAATCATTTTTACTCATATTTGTAGAGTAAAAATGCTCTCTAATCTTTAATACTTTATCTTCCGTTTTCATATTCTTCCATTAAAACATCGACCAAAAATTCGATATTGTTTAGCACTTTCATTCTTAATACAAAACCAGCATCATCAACGTGTTCGATGTTTTCTAAGACATCCATCATTGTAAACAATAAATCATTTGCTCTTGATTTTGGTTTTTCCACTGGCTCAATGTCAATTTTATACATGAAATATTCTTAGATATAAGTAACCAAAGATTATAAGTCCTTGAAAAATAATGGTTAAGATACACCAAGTTGGAATGATATTGGTTATTTTTTCTTTATTAGTTGATGAATTATCAGATTTTAAACTTGAAACATAGATATTTTTATATACGTTTTCAATTGAATCGATATTTACCGTAGCTTGAATGTTGCCCTTATAAGACCTGATAATTATCTTGCCTTGTGGAACGGTTATCTTTGAGTAAAAAGTGTTTAATATGCCCGTAGAATCGCACGGATTCTCAATGATTAGCGTATCATATACCGCATTGAATTTGGTAATTACTTTGTAGTCACGGATTGTGTCTACACGAATTCTTTCCTTTTCGATTATGACCGACTTTTGTGGCTTACACGAAATAAAAAAGTTTGCAATTAGCAAACCGATGAGTAGTTGTTTCATGAAAAGTAAAGTTCGGATTCTGCTTGTCTTCTTAAGGTAAGTCCATTCAAGACTTTGCCTCCACTTTTATTCCATTTTAAAAATTCTAACTTGATTAAAGGGTCATTTGGATTAGCATTGACTTTCTTTAATAAGGTGCTTTTCTTTAAAGACCCAGCGCCCAAGTTATAGCAAAATGATACCAGTGCATCAAATTGGTTTTGGTTAATGTCATCACGGCAAAACGAGTCAACGCTCCTTTCATAATGTTTAATAACATTTAAGAATATATCCGTTGCTCTTGCTTCACTTATTGGCGCATCGGTCATTTTAACCTTAGTGCCATCTTCGTAATAAGTGCAACCGATTGAAATGGTTGGGATACCAGCGGGACATAAATAAGGCTTGAGTTTAACTCCCTCAAACTTCTTTATTAGGTTTAGTCCTTTTTGGCTTATTTGGTTGACTTTCATCTAGTTTTGCTCTTAATTCTACATTCTCAGAACGTAGATTATGAATCTCGGTTGTTAGCGATTCAACTTTATCTTTTAAGTCGGCAACCTCTGCTTTCAAATCCGTTGCCATTTCTCGCCAAATTTTAATTGCTTCTTGAACGTTGGTAATCTCGGAAGATTGTACCTCAATTTTTTCTTTCTTGCGACCAAATAACCAAGTTACTAATGAGCCAAATAAACCCGTTACGCCTGGTATTACTATCTCTTCCCAATCATTCATTATTCGCCTTCAGTTTCAGGTGCAACTTCTTCTTGAGTATCAGCTAAAGGAACGATTATTCTCTCGGTTAATCCTAAAGTCTCAAGCGCCCATTTAACAATAAAAGAATCATCGACTCCCCATTGCGCCACGATAGGCTCAGGGATTATTAGATTGCCTTCTTCAATCATAGGATTAAATTGGCTCATTAATTTGAAATACAAAGTTTGCTCAGGCTTTTGAAGAGCGTAATTAACGACCTTGATTTCTACTCGGTCTGCTATTTCTCTTACTCCTTTAACTGGCTCAATGAATACTATCATATTAGTCTTTAATAAATATTTCTAATAATTGTGCTTTTGCTAACACGGTAAACGACTCTGAATCTTTTACAAATCCTTTTAAAGTTTCTTGGTCGGATTTATCTAAATCTAAGACCTCGCCTTTAAATAATTTCTTTGCCCAATCCCAAAATTTAAGTGCATCTCCTTTGGATGCGGAGGCTAATGCGCCAGCTAACATTTTACCAGCGTTACCACCCTCAAATACTTGGTCATCAAGACCGATAAAGTCAAAGTTAAAATCTAATTTCATTTGGTTGTTTGTTTAGTTTACAATCATAAATAGCTATTATCCAAATTTTTACCAATATATGAAATTTCCATTTGCATCGACATATATTTGGAAAGTTGTATTTCGGTATTTAGGCTCGTTAAATGCTCTATTTATTGTTATCCCATCATAAGGTTGATAAACCTGAGAAACCGAAACAATATGATTTCCTTGATGAAATATTTTATAATAAATTCTTATTGTAAAATTAGTCGCATCTTGATAAGGGTAGTTTGTATTTAAAACTCCATTAACATTATCTCTTGGTGGATTTATAGCAAAGGCAACATTACTAGCAAAGAAATTTCCATTAATATAATTTATAGGGTATTGCTGAGAAAAATTACTTGAATCATTAATTGAATAAGACCAAGTCAATCCACTAACGCTATTTGGAGTCCTTCCGTCTGTCGTAGAAAATATTGGTAAAAATGAATAGTTATTTGCCCAATCAATTGAAGAATCTCTACTATCGACTTGACTTCCACTTACAAATGCTTTAAAATTAGTCACTTGCCTTCTTGGAACTAAAGCCCCCGAAGAATTAACCGTAAGGTTGTCATCGGGTCTTGCGCTTTCGGGTTGTGAATAAGGAAACATTCGGTAAAAATCTACCACTAAATTTATCCTAACTGCAAATAAGTATTGCCCAACGGGAACGGTTACATTATTCCTTTGAAATATTAATAATTCGTTTGCAACAAGACCTTGAGAATAGGTAAAATATGTTTCGTTTATAAATACTGAAACGTGGTCAACAATTCTTAAATGTCCAGGCAATGTAATTCGTAAAGCTAACAAAGTGGAATTTGTACTTGGTTGATTGCCTATCGTTACATAATAATTATAATAAGCGTCATCTGTTGGAGTTGCATTTATTGGTGCTGGATGAACAAAGCTATTATTAACAACATTTGAAGTAAATGAAAACGATGGCGCTCCAAATACATAAGTTTCAACCGTATTACTTTGGGCATAATTGTTAATTATATTACCGCCATATGCGGAAGCAAAATTGGTATAATTTCCGAACTGAATTGCTCTTATTGTAAATACAAATTCTGCAAAATAGTCAATCGGTAAA